GCTTCCTGACCAGCTTCCTTCAGGGCCTGCTCATCGATCTTCATGCGGAAGAACGGAGCGTTCGGCGGAAGGAGCGTCAGGAGGAGCTTGGAGGCGAGGTTGTTGACCCCTCGGGCACCGATGCCCTGATAGGGAGTCGGAAGGTCGGTCGACGGGGTGGAGCCCTTGGGAGGCATGATGGCCGGGATGGTGACCCTGGCTGCCTCACGGGCTCGATTCAGGAAGGGCTCACGGGTAGTCGAGAGGGCCTCGTACCGCTTCTGAGCACAGTCCTGAATATCTGGGGCAGGCTGATCCATTGTTAGACGGTTCCTGCCTGCGGCTGGGTCTTGTTAGGGTCGGTCGCTTGGGTGACCGGAGCGCCGTTGTTGGCAGCCTTGACTGCCGACCAGTAATCGAACCACTCTTGCTCGTGCCCGATGAACTGCTTCTTGGGCTTCGTGAGCGCCGTCGTGCTGATCGCGTGGGGGCCCTTGTAGGGCTGACCCTTGCCGACCGCGAGCTGGCTCAGGGCTTTGAGCTGGTCCTCGATGGAGGCACCAGAGCCATTGTTGAATACCAGGGTCGTGGCCCCAGTACCCGGAGCATCCGGAGCAGGCGGCGTAGGCTGAGCCTTGGGGGCCTTGTAGCTACCGCTGCACATTGAGGGCTCTCTGTTCTTGCTCGTTGAAGCGGGTCTGGAGGTAGTCCACCAACCACCGGATCCCCCCGCGGTGTCGAAGGTCCTCTATGGACTCGTTCCGCTGGGGGGACTGGTGGGGGAAGCGCCGGTTAAGCTCGTCCATCAGGGCCTTGGAAATCAGGGGGAACTCACGTTCCAAGTCCTGTGAATCCATGGTGGTCCCCTCTACCGACTGACCGTCGGTTATGTTCGCGCATTACAATTCCTGTTGTAGAATGGCCTTATCGACATGCGTTTTTAGATCATGAGCGGATCCCGCATTGTTGATCTCCAGGTCCCACTCACGGTCATCCAGGCGCCCCTCAGAGGCGTGCTGGGTGGTCCTGGTGTTCCCCGGGCGGGTCACCCGGACCATCAGGGCACCCTTGGCCTTCAGAGCGTCATATTCGCTGGGGAAGCGCATATCGTCGACCACGACCCGCTTCCCCTCTCGGAGCATCCTGTGGACCTTCCTCATGGCCAGGGCCACCCAGACATCGGGCTCCAGGTACTCCCTGCCCCATTCGTTCCCCAAGGTCTGCATCATGTACCTCGGGGTGATCATCAGGCCGTCCGTGGGGACCTCCTTCAGGTCACCCTCGATGTACCTGGAGAGGTCCGAGGGGCTCACCCCGAGGTCCTCCAGGAACACCCCCACCATCCGCTTGATGGTCGCCGCGAACTTCACTGGGGTGTACCCGTGGGTCTCCAGGTGGGCCGACACGGTGGACTTACCGGAGCCCATGGTCGGGCTGTAGAGGGCGATTAGCTGGGGAGGCACAGGACCGCCCCCAGTCGGCTCGTGCGGTAGGTCCTAGGGTTGGCCATCCAGCCGGCCCCCGCTGTCGTGTAACGAATGTGCAGCCAGGGTCTGGCCTTGTTCTGGGTGATCTCCTCCACCACAGCGATCCGCAGGGAAGCCGAGGACCGCCCAGAGACCTCGGCAATGGCAATGCGAGAGCCAACCGTGATCGGCTGGCCCAGGATATCTTTCACTTCAATCGGCATTTGGCTTTCTCCGTCAGCAGGGCGTTGATCCGCTTGTGAATCCAGGAAGCACAGTCCTTCCCGTCCTGAAGATAGACCACCGAACTGGCCACGTACTCCAGCTCGGCAATCATCTGGTCGTAGAAGGTCAGGGCGATGTCCTTTCGGGAGACCCAGCGGTGGGTTTCCTTATGCGCCATAGTCGGACCCCAGTATGCCGCAGACATTCCCACGCTCGGCAACACGCTTTGCCGTCTCCAACATGTAATCGAGCTGTTCCTGTGTGAGTCCTGTGTCCTCGACCAGCGGGGCTTCCTCGCACACCAACTTGACCAGCATCTCGTATCCCTTCTTGGCAGCCGGGATGTCCTCTGGGCGAGCCGTGGTGCAGTAGAAGGGATCAGCCCCCTCGATCAGGACCCGGTACGAGTACGTGTATTCGGTCTCCACCGGGTCACTGATGAAGACCACCCGCTTGCTGTCGAAGTACCCAAGGCCGTCGATGTGGTACCAGGAGGTTTTCAGCACTTGGCAGCCTCCAGCGCCGCGGCCACGGTCGACAACTCCTCAACTACGTGGAACCAGAGCTGGGCACCGACGAGAAGCGTCCCAGTGGCTGGGGAGGCGCCAACGAAGAACGAATACGGCTTGAGGTACGCAACGTGGTCGGGGTTGACCAGCACCTCCTCGAACACGCCCCCTCCGAGGTCCTTATGCAGCTTTACGAACTTCACTTGGGCCTCCACGGGATCGGCTTCTTGTTCACGAAATCGTAGTCCGAGGCACGCAGGATGCGGGCCACCTGGGCTTGGCGGAGGGCTTCCTCCTCACCGAGACCAGCCTTGGCGTAGGCCTTGACGATGGCCTGCCACATGAACGAGTTTAGGTCCTCGCCCATCTCCAGAGCCTTATCGCACGCTTCGTTCAGGACCTTCTCGGCCTTCACCGGGCCGACCCCGGGGCAGCCCGAATAGCCGTCCGTCTTGTCCCCCACCAGCGTCTGGAAGAGGTGCCAGTAATCGGCCTCCTCCGCATCGATCTCGCGGGGCTCCTGGTCCATCCCCGGCCGGAACACCAGCCCCGGGATCTGCTGGAGGTCCTTATCCAGCGAGACCACCACGTACTCCCCTTCATGGGGCTTGGTCGCCAGAATCCCGAGGCAGTCGTCAGCTTCGAGGCCAGCCCGCTGGTAGACCTTCTGGCTCTCGTGGAGGTACTTCCGGAGTTCCTTTAGGCAGACCGGCTTGCGGACCTTCTTTCGGTGCTCCTTGTAGCTCGGAAGGATCTGCTTCCGGAAGTTCTCACCGTCGGTCAGGCAGACGATTATGTCGTTAGCCGAAAGGCCGAACTTCAGGGCATACAGGTAGGCGTCGAGCGCGTCCTTCGCCTGTGACAGGTCGCTATGGAGGGTCCAGAGGTCATCCCCCCAGTCCGTCTCGACCTCACACGAGGAGGCGATCTGGTAGCAGGCGATGTCACCGTCGATCAGGAGGGTTCTCACTTATCCCCCTTGAGAGCCTTGTAGCACACGAAGGCGATTGCGGCCCACATGCCGAGGAAGCAGATGGTGAAGCACAACTCGCTGAACTGTTGATCGCTCACTTGCTCTCCTCCGTGGTGGCTTCGGACTTCGGATCAGGGAACTCGCGCATCAGGACTCGGGTGAGCTGCTTGAGGGCAGCCTTGAGGTCCTTGGAGACCTTCAGGGCTCCCCCGGTACGGGGACCGCTAAAGGTGACCTCCCAGTGGCCCTTGGAGTTCTGATTGATCTCGATGACGATGTGGGGGCCGTCCTTGCTCACGGCTTGACCTCCTGCCAGTAGTCGAGTCTGGCTCGAACGATTGTTGCCAGGGTCATCGGGTCGAAGCCCGCCTCGGTCAGCTTCACGAGTCCGTCCTTGATCAGACGCTTGGCAATGCTCCGAGCAGCCTGTTCACGAATCTCAGCGCGAAACTTCTTCTTACGGCGCCCGGCCCAGTATTCGTTGCTGACGAAGAACTCACACGTCAGGTAGCGGGGTGCGATCTTAGTCACGGCTTCTTCCCCTTCGGAGCCCGATTGGGGATCGGCTCCGGAACCGCAGTGACCTTGTGGATGATCTCGGTCGGAGCCTCAGCGGCCTTCTTGCGCTCCGCCTGGAAATTCCGGATTTCCTCGATGAGGCGGTCAAGGTCCTGTTCCGGCACATCGATTCGACCAGGGAGGTAAGGAACCAGAAACCAGATGCGGGCGATGCCGCCGACCGATCGCTCGACCTTGATGGGGTGATTGCTCATTTGGGGTTCGCCTTGTGGATGGGGATGAGTTCGTCTTCGGGGATCTGAAACAGCAGCTCTACGACGCGGCCGAACCAACGCGGGTGCGCCGTCCTTCCTTTGCCACCAGGACCTATTCCGTTCTCGACCCACGTCAGGGTCCACCCACGAACGGTCACGATCTCTCCCACGTACTTGTGGGCATTGGCGGAGACCGGCTGCCCCTTCGGCCAATAAAAGCGGAACTCGTCAGTGGCTTCGTGGGGCACGACGGCGGTCCTTTCGGCGGAGGTAACGGCAATAGATCCTGGCTGCGATCGGCAGCAGGACCGACATGAATACAATGACTATTGTAATACCGATCAGCTTCAGTCTTGATCGCATTGCTGTCCGACTCCGTTCTGGCCAATGTTGAGGATGACGGCGGGGTATTTGTGCGCGTCCTGCAAACGCAGGGCGATCTGGGCGATAAGCGCCGGGTTCTCCCGAAGCCGGCCGATTCCTACATTGCAGTCCTGACAGGCCAATCCGCGAACCAGGCCAGTCGTGTGGCAGTGGTCCACGCAGGCTGCCGCCAGGGATGACGGAAGTGGGCCATCACACAAATAACAGGCGCCCTTCTGATAGGCGCTGAGGCGCTCACGGTCGCCAGGCATCAGCCCGTACTGATATTTGTCAGCGTACTGCCGGGTCTTATTGGGGTTCTCGCGCCGCCACTTGTGGTGATACGAGCGCGCCGCTTCCGGGTCCCGTAGGCGCCGCTCCCGCCTCTTCACCGTCCAGCACGAGTCGCAGGTGTTGACCCGTTGGCGGGCGTAGCACTCCCGCCAGTTGGCCCCAAGCACCAACCCGCAGCCGCAGCGATTACAGGCCTTAGTGGCACTCAGCCCATGTCCGGCCCTTTTTGTACTCGGCGTCGATTGGACACCGAAACTCGAACCGCCGCCCGGCTTCTCGCATGGCGCCGACCGCTGCGTTGCCGTATTCCTCTTCGAGCCCTTGTTTGACTTCTGCGTCGATCTCATCGTGAATGTGCGCCACCTGCGCCCACTCACGTCCGAACTCCCAGCCCTTGGCCACGAGATCGTTATGGAGGACGACGGTGGCCTCCTTAACGATCAATGCGCCCGCAGATTGCAGGAGCGTGTTTAGTGCTGAGTGCTCTGAGCGAATCGGCAGTCGCCTGCCATCCAACCCGATCAGATAGCCGCGCTTCTTGGCCGCGGCGATAACATCATCCCGCAGCCTCTTGAGCGCGGGCGTCTTGCTAAGAAACCGCTCGCGTAGGGCCTTCCCCTCACGAGCACCCCTCCCAATAATCAATCCCATTTTGGCGTCACCCGCCCCATAGAGCAGCCCATAGATCATTGTCTTGGCCTGTCCGCGCGACTCCAAACCAGCGGCCTTTTGATTGGCCGTATGGATGTCGCCAGAGATCAGTTCCTTCGCGTACGCTCCGCCGTCGTACCTGGCCATGTAATGAGCCAAGCAACGGAGTTCGAGGCCGCTGGCGTCACACCCGACCAGGCTGTACCCAGGCGATGCGATGAACAGCGACCTGCATTCACGGCCGTAGGGCGCTGCGCAGCCAGGTGTCTGAGCGACATTCGGTCGCTGATGGGTGCATCGACCTGTGACAGCCCCGTTCGTGCAGACCTCGCCATGAATGCGCCCCTCTCGCTCCAGGCGGAGCCACGCATTCTGGCCCTCGGCAAGCTGCCCAATCCGTTTCTCGATTAGGAAGTACTCCCCGAGAAGCTTCGCCTCCGGATACGGGAGCCCCTCCAGCACCGTCTCGTCGACAGTGGGACGGCCCTCCGGAGTGAACTGCTTGGGCTTCCACCCGTGCCGCTCGATGAGCACCCGAGCGATGTGATCGCGGGACGACGGGTTGAACTCGACATGGCGAATCTTCGGGACCGCTTCGAGGACCAGTTCCTTCGCCCGGTGCTTCAGCCCCCGCTCACCCAGGCGCTTCTTGGCAAATGCCAGTGTCGCAGCCTTGGCTCCATCCGTCCAGCCGCCCTCAGGATCCTCAGGAAGGTACGCCCGCCAATGGTCCGCGATTTTGAGGGTCGTATACCACCCCGGGCACATCGCCTTCAGTTCCTTTTCAAGCTCAGCTCGGCGCTGCCCCAGGGTCGAGTACAGGTCCACCGCGGCCTTCCGGTCGAAGGCGAACCCGTGCTGTTCCTGGAGCCAGAGGACCTTCTGGAACTCGTGCTCCAGCTCGATGGCCCTCTCGCTGTACTGCTCCTGCTGTATACGATCCCACAGCTTGTGGAGCACCTCCACGTCCTGGACGCAGTACGCCAGCATCTCGGGGGAGAACTCCTTCCAGTCCGTCTCCTGCCCAAACTCCCCCTTCAGGCACCCCAGGCGGTACCCCCAAGCCTTCAGGCCGTGCTGGCCGATGAGGTTCTTGGGGAAGTCGCTGCCCTTGCTCACGCGCTCGAAGTCGCGCTCCTTGAGGTCCGACCAGATGAGCCGGGAGAGGGTCAGGGTGTCGCGGATCTGGCCCTTGGGCTTGAACCAAGGATGGAGCTTCTGAATCGCCGGAATGTCGAACTTAAGAACATTATGGCCAACGATCAGGGGCTCAGTCTGGATGTAAGCCCCTAGGGCGACCCGGATCTCCTCGTGCCCAACGAACCTCCGAACGATGTCCGACTCGGTATGCTTAATGACCAGGCAGTGGATCTTGGTCATCTCATCCAGCAGCCCGTCAGTCTCGATATCGAAAAGCAGCGCCATGCGTTAGTCCTTGGGGTTGTTGGCGAGGAACACGGCTCGGGCGAAGCCCATGGGGGTCTCGCTACGGAGGTTGGCGCGGTTCGGGCCGGGCGAGATCCGGTGCATCTTGCTGCCGAGGGTCGGTGGCACCGGCGTCTTCGGAGGCATTACGAAGGACCCGTAGGTCCACAGGCACGTCTTCTTCGTGTAGGGGTCGCCGTAATCGCACGGGTCGAATGTGTGGTCGGGCTTCCGCCAGTAGGTCGAGAGGCGGCCGACCGGGTTCTCGATGAACCCGAACTGAGCCTCGTCGATTAGGTATCGACACTGTTCGACCAGGCGGATCGCCTCTCGGAACACCTTTGGACCCTTCTTGGCCCACCAGCGGGCCCCACTGGCGGCCAGGTGGGTGCAGGGAGGAAACGAAAAAACCCCGAGGGTCTCTCGGGGTAGTTCGTATTCCAGGATGTCCGCTGGGACTCTTGTGATGGAGCCCCTCCCTACAGAGGTGGTCTCCCTACTTCGGTGCTGAATGTCCACGATGTAGCACTCGTGACCAGCCTCGGCCCACGGGAGGACCATGTTCCCTGTGTAATCGCACAGGCTGACGATGATTGCCACCAGCGCCTCCTTTAGAAGGCGCCAGCCTCCAAGGCTGCGGCGCCGCTCTCGGCCAGTCGGCCGGTCTCGGGGTTGTAGATGAGTTGACAGGCCACCCCGGTCTCCCCGGAGAAGCGATTCTTCAGAACACGAACGGTCGTCAGGTGCCGGTCCTCGGCGTCCTGTTGATTGCGCTCCAGGCCAATCACGAGGTCAGACAACTGGGCAATCGCGGCACTCCCGCGGAGCTGCGCCAGGCTCGTTTGTGCGCCCTCCTCGTGCCCCTTGTTGCCCTCAGGGCGCTTCAGGTGCGACACGAGGATAAGCCCGATGCCAGTCTCCTGCACGAGGGCGCGGAGCTTGGTCATCGTGTTGTCGATCAGTCGTCGTTCATCACCGTCGCCAATGCCACTAACGACAATACTGAGATGATCCAATACGATCCAACCACAGCCGCAGCCACGAGCGAGATACCGCACACGGGAGAGCAGATTATCTGAATCAACGCTTCCGAAGTGATCGTACAGGAAGCAGCGACCGCTACCAACGCTGCGATCAAAGGCCATCTTGAGCGACGTTTCATCGACTCCCTCTCGGTTCAGATGCAGGGGCTTGTTGAGGGCAATGCCCATCAGCCCCAGCGCAGTTCGTGTAGTGCTCTCTTCCAGAGCGATGTAGCCCACCGTCTCACCTTGCTGGAGCAGGTGATAAGCGATCTCGCGACAGATCGCAGACTTGCCGATGCCAGAACCCGCAGTGAGGGTGACCAGTTCACTTCTACGGAGTCCCCGTGTGAGGCTATCCACACCAGGCCACGGGTACGGGCTTGCCGGTACTCGATCTTCACGTCGTACCGATTCCCACAGGTCGGATCCTGCAATGATACCGTCAGGGCGGTAAGTCTTCGCTCCCCAGATCGCATCGATCAGTTCCTTAACTTTGCCTGCCTTGAGGCAGTCGTTCGCATCCTTGAGCGGCAGCGACGCGATACGGGCCTTCCCCGGACTGAGGAGGAGCGCGCACTCCCGCGCCGCCTTCTGCCCCGGGTCGTCCATGTCGAACGCGAAGACCACCTCCTCGAAACCTTCGAGCCACTCCAGGGCCCGCTGGATGTCCTTCTTGGCCCCGGCGGCCCCAGACCGAATCGACACAACCGGCCAGCGGTGGTCTTGAGACTGGCTCAGGGACAGGGCATCAATCTCGCCCTCGGTGATCACCACCCGCTTGCCCTTGTCGCGCCAAAGCCACTGGCCGTAGAGGCCGGCATGCTTGGCATCGCCCAGGAACTCGAAGTCCTTATTGGCGAAGCGGATCTTCTGGGCCACCACCTGACCTTCAGCACCAACGTAGTTAGCCACCTGAACGACCTGGCCACGATAGGCCGAAACCGTGTAACGCCACTTGGCGCACGTCTCCTCGGTGAGACCCCGCTTGGGAAGCGCCTGCGGCGATCCCAGGTCAATCAGGCCTGAAGCCATGCGCTTCCTTTCTGGTTCGTGTTTGGTCTGTCCATCGCCCCGGACGTAAGCCCTACAGCTATGACAGAACTGGTGGCCGTCTGAATACAGCGAGTTCGCATCGCTGCTCCCGCACGAGTCGCACGGGAGGTGATGCAGAAACGTCGATTCAGACTCAGCGGCTCGCGATGAAGTAGCGGCAGTAACGCTTGCCATTGGGCGCCACCTTTCGCTTGGCCACGATCACGTAGCCATCGTTCTGAAGTTCACTGATACGGCTGCTCAGCGAGCAAACCTGATACAGTCCAAGCGCCTCCATGGCAGTAATGCCACGGCGCTTCCCATCCTGATCCCTGCTAAACAAGTGAGCTAGGATCAGACTCTTCTGAGTCTTGTTCACGGCAGCCCTTTCATGGCTTCATTGAGGTCAAACTCTGGGCACTCCACAGTGGCCTCCGGGTGCTTCGCTTTGAGCGTCGCTAGGAGGTCCCGCAGGGTGAGAAGCTGGCTGCGAGTGAAGTTCATCGCAGGCTTCTTGTTCTCCATCCCGCCGATCATGTAGATCAGCACGGAGACCCAGTTCTTCTTCTCGTCGAGGGACATGGCCGGACCTTCCGGATTCCGTCCCTCGCAGAGCGTCCCACAGCGGCGAATGAACCACTGAGGGACCACATCGAGGTAGCACTTGTCGAGTGCCGCCCAGTACAGCTCCTTCTTGCCCCAGTCCTGCTTCGAGTCGGTCTTGCTGGTCTGGATGACGATGTAGTCGGTGCGTTCGCGGGGGCGCTTAGCCACGGTACCGCTCCATTCCTGCGATCAGGGCATCGACCCACTCACGCTGGCTCGGAGTCAGCTCCATCTCCCCGCGTGCGTAGAAGCCGACCACCATGCCGCTCTCGTTAATCGCCAGTTGGACATCCATCCCAACCGAGCGCAGCATCTGAACAGCGGTCACAATGGCGGTGGTCTTATCAATCATCCTTCGCCTCCTCGATCCACTCCTGGGGGATCACCTTCTCGGCCCACTTGAAGCCGTTCTTGGTGGCCCAGGAGCCATACGTGGTCTTCGAGCCCTTCCGGATGGGCGTGTTGGCCCGCTGGAAGAGGAACCGGATGTCCATCTCCGGGTGCTGCTCTTTGATCCACAGGTGCTTCTTCCGGTCGTCCGGCTCGAAGTACCCCTTGGTCTCGATGATCAGCTTACCGATCAGGAAGTCCGGGGTG